CTGTTGCGCCAACAGTAGATGACAAAATAACCCAAGACGAACCAGTCCACATCAACGAAGCAAGGTCACCCTTGTTTGTCAGGGTAATTCCGTTAAAGTTGTTACTTCCGTAGGGGTCTGGAGAGATGTTTACAACAACGTCATCGTTGGTATTGCAAGCAATATTCAACATCGTGCCAATAACCGTAGCGCTACCTACTGAAATTGTAGAGGTAGAGTCAACTCTCATTTCGCTAGACGTGCCATTCCAGCTGTCTGTACTTGCCGTCACCACTTGTCTATCTCCGTCAAGAAAAAGCGGAAAAATATGTTTTGTAGCCATAATTCAAAAGATTATGAAGATCAGAGCGAGAGCCCGAAGGCTCTCACTCTTTACTTCAGGTTATTACTTGAGCAATACGTGCTGGTTAGCAGCGCGAGTCACCAAGGCAATCTCAGAACGGTAGTGGAACGTCGCAGCGTCCTTACCAGTATCACCATTGTTCATGTGACCCAAGACAGCACCACCAGTTACCCAGTGCTCCATCTCACGGCTGTAACCATTTGCTTCCTTGTAGCACATTTCCAAAGCAGGAGCTTTGACACCAGTGCGAGCGTCAGCAACGCTAGAAAGTGGAATCATGACTCCAGTAGGACCGCCAGTAACAGCACCCAACAAAGTAGGATCGTTCAACAGCTTCCAGTCGTGCTTGTGGAAAGTGTATCCACCGCGAGTGAAGCTCTTAAATCCAAGCTGAACGGCCATATCTGCATTGTTCTGGAACGCGCCGAACTGTCCGGGCAAGCCCGCAGTAGTTTGAGTGGCGATACCAGCAGCCAACATGTCATCGATAGCCAAAGACTGCTTTCTGTTCAAGTACATAGCGTACTCAGAAGGAGCACCCTGACGATCAAGCTCAGTCAAGATCAAGTCGAACTCAGCGAATGTGTTCAAAGGATCAGAAGTAGTAGAAGTAACCTCAATGCCGCGAGCATCAATGGCAGAGAAGTATCCTTGAGAGCCAGCTACGTCAGTAACAGCAGTGTCACCCGCACCAGAAAGTACTTCACCAAACAAAAGCATCATTTCACGACGATCCATAAAGCGCTTACGAGCTTCCATCTCACCGTGCATGAACCATCTGTAGTCACCGTTACCAACGTTTACGTAACCAATGTTTGTTGCTTGTGATCCGTTAACTTCGAAACGATCCTTAACGATCATGTAAGGATTCTTACGACGAATAGGAGTGGTTTCTTGGAAGAAGTCCGGCTGATCTGAACCTTGTGGGTACATGTTGCCGAGGTAAACAAACTTACTAGCTGTAGTAAAAGATTCAGTGCTGCTACTTCCTGTCAAAGTAGCAATAGACACAACCTCATCAGCAGAAGGTGAAGTTTGCTCAGAAGTAACGATAAACTTATCGCCAGTAGCCGTGCTCATCAACACGTCAAATTTTTGTGGATTTTCATCAAACTTCAAAGTAGAA